AACTGCTGTTGCCGCACTACGGCGTCGAGCCAGGGGACATGTGGTTCTGCTTCGACGACCCGACGCAGGACGACCAGATTGCGTTGGCGACGGAACTGCGGGCGGCCGAGGCGCAGGGCATCATCACCCCCAACGAGTACCGCGCGGTGATGGACCTTGAGGCGCTGCCGGACGAGGCGAACCTCATGCGGTACCGCCAGACCGAGGCGCCGGCCCCGATGGGCATTTTCGGCGGCGGCATGCCGACCCCGGCGAAGGCCGAGGACATGCCCAGCAAGGACGTTGGCGAGGCGTCGGTGGACGTCGAGCAGCCGACCCCCGAAGACGCCCCCGAAGTCACCCCCGAAGACGCCCCCGAAGTCGAGGCCAAGTCGATGGCGACCAAGCCCCGGGTTCCCCGCAAGTACAAGGCCGCGACGCTGTGGGACGAGGCGACCGGCGTGCCGACCGTGGGCAGTTCGCTGTTCCGCCGATTCCTGTCGGCGTTGACCGGCTGGTACACGACGGCCGTGCCGAGCATGATCGACGACACCGGCATCGTGCAGATGCCCGACAATGCCGCCATCGAGGACCTCAACAAGATCGCCGATCGGTTCGTCGCCGACATGCTGCGAACGGGTGCGATGGACGGCCTCGCCAAGATCGGCATGGACCCCGACGACGGCGCGTTCAACGTCGCCAGCGAGACGGCCATGTCGTACGTCCGCAACCGCGGCCTCGAACTGGCCAAGACGATCCCCGAAACGCTCAAGGGCCACGTGGCCGTCGCCATCGAGAAGCAACTGGCCGCGGGCACCAGCATCGCCGACCTGCGCGACGCCATCCGCGAGGTGGCCCCGGACCTCACTGAGTGGCAGGCCGTTCGCATCGCCAGGACCGAGACGGCCATGGCGTACTGCGAGGGCAACCGCCAAGCATGGGAACAGCAAGGCGTGGCGACCAAGGCGTGGAGCGTCGCGGGCGGCCCGTGCCCCATCTGCGAGGGCATCGGCGAGGCCTACCCCAACGACATTCCGATTGGCGAAGCGTTCTCCACGGGCAGCGGCTCGTGGCAGGCCCCGCCCGCACACCCGAACTGCCGGTGCGACCTGCTGCCCGGCGTGGAGTACGTCGATGACGAGTGACCGTGCAACCCAGATCGTTCAGGCCATCCGCCGCCGGGCCGTCGCTACCGGCGTCCTGACCAAGGCCGACAGCCCGATTGGCGTGATGGCTGGCAAGCAGACCTACCACGCCAAGGCCAAGGTCAAGCAGGCCGCGGGGCAGCCCCTCGAGGTGATCTGCTACGCCTCGACGGCGGCGGTCGACCTGGAGCAGGAGGTGGTACTGCCCAGCGGCTGCGACATGCAGACGTACCTAGGCGTGAACCGCAACCTGTTCGTCGATCACAACTACGACGTGTGCTCGGCCGTGGCCACAGTTCGGAGCATGTCGCTCACGCCGTCGGGCTGGCTGTGCCACGGGGTGTTCCATGACGACATGACCAACCCGTACGTCCGGGCATGCGTGGCCCTGGCCAAGGCGGGAACGCTGGCCATGTCGATCGGCTTCGAGGCCCTTGAGTGGGGTGCTCCGACAGCCGCCGAAATGGTGGCGTACCCCGGCATCGAGTCGATCGTCCGCCGGTGCAAGGTTCTTGAGGTGTCGTACACCGCCCTGCCCATGAACGTGACGTGCCGCATGGTGTCGGGCGGCGGCCGCGACATGGCGGCCAGCGACAAGAGCCGTAAGGCCCTTCTGGAGGCCAAGGTGCCCGACCGCGTGATGGCCGACTTCGGGGTGCGGGCCGTGCGAACGATCGTCCTGCGGTGACGCGGGTACACTGACGACGCATTCCCTCCTTCTCCCTGCCAGCGATGCGACGGCACGCTGGCGGGCTTCAACCGAATACACCTGCAAACGGCAGGTATCGCACGCCGGCCCGAGTGTTTCGCGCCGCGTGCCGTGCCGAGTCCGAGCAGAGAGCCCCATGTTTGCGGCCACGCCGCGAAAGGTTCTCATGCTCACTCGCAAGACTCTCATTGACTCGCTCAAGGCCAACGGCCTGACTGGCGAAGTCACCATCGACTCCGCCAAGGCGTACATCGCCAAGTTGGACGCCGATGGCATCAAGTTCACCGACGCCGACGGCGCCGCCATCGACGTCGACGCCGTGTGGTCCACGTTCTCGGCGGTCAAGGTCGCCGACGATGTGGCCAGCGTCAAGGGCAGCAAGGCCCCGCACGCGGCCATTGCCGACAGCGACGAGCCCGTCAGCGGCGGCACGCCGCAGCGGTTCAGCATCGGCAGCAGCATCAAGAAGGCGTACGCCGCGAAGATCAAGAGCGGCCGCGCCGTGTTCCACGACGCCGATCAGGCCGAGGCCTTCGGTTCGTGGGCCCGCCTCGCCCTCCTCGGCACGTACGACTACGGCTCCCAGAAGCGTGCCGACATCGACATCTGCCGCAAGGCGCAGGTGGAGTTCAACAACCAGTTGGGCGGCGCGCTCGTCCCCATCGAGTTCCTCCCGAACCTCGTGTTCCTCACCGAACAGTACGGCATCGCCCGCAAGGTGGCGAACGTGGTGCCGATGTCCCGCGACGTCATGACGGTGCCCCGCAAGACGGGTCTCGCGTCGATGGTCCCCGTGGCCGAAACCGGCACGATGACCCCGGCGGACAACTCGTACAACAACGTCACCCTGACGGCCAAGAAGTACGGCGTGCTGTACCAGATCAGCCGCGAACTGATGGCCGACTCGGCCGTGAACATCGCCGACGACGTTGCCCGCAGCATCGCCGAATCGCAGGCGATCGCGGAGGACAACGCCTACTTCCTCGGCGACGGCACCTCGACCTACGCCAACCAGGTCGGCCTCGCCAACGCCCTGCCTGCCTCGGCCTACGTCGACGTTTCACTCACGTGGCCGAACATGACCGTCGCCAGTTTCACCACGGTGATGGGCAGCGTCGAGAACGTGAATCCCGCTCGCCTCGCGTTCGTCTGCAGCCGCCAGTTCTTCGCACAGGTCATGCTCCGCGTGGACAAGACCGCCAACCAGTTCAAGGAACTGACCATGGGCGGCCTCGGCGGCGACGCCACCTTCCTGGGCTACCCCGTGTTCTTCTCGCAGGTCCTGCCGAAGGCGAGCGGGAGCAACATCAAGTCGTGCTACTTCGGCGACTTCACCGGCGGCACGATGCTGGGCGACCGTCGCCAGTTGGAAATTCAGACCTCCGACCAGTTCTACTTCAACAACGACAGCATCGCCGTCCGCGGCACCAGCCGCTTCTGCGTGGATGTCCACGGCGACGGCCGCGGCTCGACCTATGGCCCGGTGGTCTGCCTCGTCGGCGACTGATCCGCCCTGACTCACACGAAAGGACTCTGACTCATGAACGTTCTCCTCAACGCTTTCATCAAGGGCGGCACCTCGACCGGTGGCCCCATCGACATCAACGGCACGACCAACAGCGGCGTTGCCTTCGACCTGACCTCCCTTGGCGGTCTGGGCGAAGCGGCGGCCATCGTCACCATCGGCAACATCGCGGCCGACGCGACGGTGCTGAAGGTCCAGCACAGCAACGACAACAGCAACTGGGACGATGTTTCCGGTGCTGCGTTCACCAGCACGGCCCTGCCGACGGCGGCTGGCGGTGACAACGACTGCTGGCTGTTCCACTTCCGCACGGGCGGCTCGCTCCGTCGCTACCTCCGCGTGGTGGCGACGGCTGGTGCGGGCGCCACGCTGTACGGCGTGGTGTGGATCGGCCTGCACGGTGCGCAGGGCGTGACCGGCACCACCGAAGTCGAGCGGTCGGCTTCGCAGGGCCTCGGCAACACCACCTCGCTGCTGGGTCGCGTGGTCGTGGCCGTCTGATTCTCTCGCTCACACACCCTCGGCCCGCGGCGAAAGCAACGGGCCGGGCTTCATGGCCAGCCTCATCAGCATCGCCGAGTACAAGGTCTGGGCGGGCATCACCGGCACCGCGCAGGACGCCCTGCTCACCGTTTTGGTGGACGCGGTGTCGATGGAGGTCCGTCGCTGGTGCGACCGCAACCTGACCAACGGCTTCGAGTCCGTGAGCCGCACCGAGCGGTACGACGGCAACGACGAGCAGACCATCCAACTCATCGAATGGCCAGTGACCAGCATCACCAGCGTCACGCTCTACACGGCGGGCGGCGACACGACCGTCATCGACTCCGACACGTACCGCGTTAACGGCGATTCGGGCGTGCTGTCTCGCATCGACCCCAAGATCGGCCGATTCCCCGTGACGGCGTTCGGCACGGTCAACGCGACCTTCAGCGTCCAGCCGTGGTTCGATCAGGGCTTTGATAACGTCGAGGTGGTCTACACCGGCGGGTACGCCACCATCCCGGCCGACCTGAAGATGGCGTGCTACCGGCTGACGGACCTTGCTTACTCGGCCCGCGGCCGCAACTTCGGCGTGCAATCCGAAAGCCTCGGCGGGTACTCGTACACGAACGCGAACCCGAAGGCCACCAACGAACTGAAGGCCGAACTCGTGCGAGCGTACAACACCGGGAGGGCGTGACGTGGCGAACACGCCGTGGCATCTGCTGACCCAGACGATGGACGTTTACACCACCACATGGTCGACGGCCAATGACGGCGTACCACGTGGAAGTGGTCCCGTTTCGGCGTCGTTCTCGGTGGCGTGCAGCGTACAACCGGGCTCGGCGGCGGATGGTCTGGTCTACGGCCGCGACACCACGACCAAGATATTCGAGGTGTACTGCGCCCCAATCACGACAGCCGGCGCCGCGTGGAACGTGACGCCCAAGGACAAGGTGATCATCAACGGCGTGCAGTACAGGGTCGCGGGCCAGCCCCGGGACCTGATTTTGCAGGGCGTGATCTACGTGGTCACCCTTGAGAGGGACCAAGACTAATGGCCCTCCGCGTGACCAAGACAATCATGCAACTGGACAAGCCACGGCTGCAGCAACTGCTCGGCGAGGCGGCCAACCACGGCGTCGACCGTGCCGCCACGCAGTGCGTGCGGTTCATCAAGCAGTCGTTTCCCAAGACCTCGTGGTTTCAGCCGTCGCCCGTTGGCGGCCCTCCTGGTACAGTCACGGGCAACCTGCGACGGTCAATCACGGCAACGCCGGCAAAGAACGGCCGGGCCATCGTGGGGACAAACGCCAGGTACGCCCGCATCCATGAACAGGGCGGCGTCCTGAAGCCTACGACCAAGAAGTACCTGACGATTCCCGTGAGCGTGGCCGCGGCCAAGATGCGATCCAACACCAGCGACCTGCGTACGCAGAACCTGACGTTCCGCAAGGGTCCGAATCGCGGCGTGGCGTTCCTGTTCCGAACGACCAAGGGCAAGAACGCCAGAAGCGAGTTGATGTTCGTGCTCAAGCGTTCGGTGCGGATGCCTCCTCGACCGTTCATGCGGCCCGCCGCGACCAATAAGAACAACCAGATGGCCATGGTCAAAGCGTTTGGTGCAGGCTTCCGCAGCATCATCCGCAAGGCATTCAAGCCTGCACCCGGGAGCCCCGCATGATCCTGTCCAGCATCTACCAGGCCATCTTCGACCGCGTGAAGGCCGACACCGGCGCCGGCGGGCTGTACGCCTCGGGTGCGTGGAACATCATCAGCGGCACGTACAGCGTGTTCGGCACGCCCGCGGCGATCACCTACCCGTACCTGCTGGTCGGCGTACGCCTTGAGCAGGACCATTCGCTGACGGCGGACGAGTGGACGGCCACGGCGACGTTCACCGTGTGGGACCAGGTGCAGAACTACGCCTCGTCGGCTGACTTTGATACCCGAATCACGGCGGTCATGGATCGGCTCCATGGCAACGCTGTGCTCCAAGCGGGCCGCATTCCGACCTATGGCTTCCACCGCCACCTGTTGGTCCTGCCGACCAACGGGTACACTGCCAAGGCGTCGCACTGTTTCGTTCGAACGTACGACGCGACGATGACGGACGAACATTCGATCCAAGCGACGATGACGGCGACGTTCCGAGTGTCGGCACTGGCCGCGAATCCCTGAGAACCACCCATGGCATACCCGCTCACTTCCGAAACCGGCAACCTGACCTGCTCAGCGGCGAGCGGCGACCTGCTGTACCTGTTCGGTACGGCCCTCCGCATGACCACGGACCTTGCCACCATCAACCTCGAATCCAACGAAATCGAGGTGACGCAGGCGACGGGCTCCACGATCAACATGCACAGCCGCATTACCGGCTTGCGGACGGGCACGGTGGACTTCTCCGGCATCTGGCCTCGAACCACGACGCCGCTGGGCATCAGCAGCAACGTGACCTACGCGAGCGGCTACGTGCAGTACATCAACGCGTGGAGCATCGACATCGCGTGGCCGGAAATCGACATCACGTACTTCGCGGGCGGAGCGACCGGGCCGACCGACCCGAGCACGTCGTGGCGTCGCTGGATGCCCGGCGGCATCGGCATGTGGTCGGGCACGTACACCTGCAAGGCCGACGACGCGACGGCACCGTCCATGCCGAGCACGGGTGCGGCGGCCGCGGCGACGTTCAAGATGGTCGAGGACGGGGCGACCGACCCAAACTTCACCGGCGACATCACGACCCCGCGACTGGTGCAGCGGGTCCGCCTGGGCGACTTCTCCGAACTGACGTACAACTTCTCGGGCAGCGGCAACCTGACGCAGGCGGCGGGCACGACGTTGCCCGGCCTCACGGCGGCGTCTGGCGCCATCACGAAGCCCACTTGGAACATCACCGCGACCGACAGCAAGCCCGACAACACGTGCGTTCTTACGGTCGCCACGGGCCGCACGTACACGTTCCCGGCGTTTTGGAATCGCCTAAACCTGTCATGGAAGACCGATGACGTTGTCCGCGTGACGGGCACCCTGCGAGTGGCCGACGTTCCGACCGTGGCATAAGGAGTGACCTGTGACTGAGGTCGCCAAAGTATCCATCGGCATTGAGGGTGACACGTCCAAACTCAAGGCGGACGTGGCGAAGGCTACCAGCGAGGTGAACGCCGCGGGTGCGGTGTCGGCAGACAAGGCGACGGACGCGACAAATAAGCAGGCGGCGGCGACCAGTGCACTTGGCGATCGGCTGCGCAGCGTCAAAAAGACGTACGGCGAACAGATCGAGGTAGTGCAGGGCTTACTCGGCAAGTTCGTCGCCATCGGTGCGACGGTTGCAATCGCCTACAAAGTCGGCCAAGCGATTCGGGAATACATCGTCGATGCACTTGCCACGTCCGTCGAGAAGGCACAGGCGTTCAAGGACACGCTCAACCTGGCCGATGTACAAGGATCATTCCGGCAAATCAACGAGCAGGTTACCGAACTGCAATCGAGACTTGCCGCATCGACCGAGAGCGGCTTTGCCAACTTCCTGAACATAATGACGGGTGATACGCAAGAGTCGCTGCGTCGTCAGATTGTCGATCTTCAACAACTACAACGAAGTTTGGCGCAAACGCAACGAGCGGATGAACGTCGACAGGAATCAGAGAAGGACGCCGCTAGACGAAACGAAGAACAGGACACTCTCGCTCGCATGGACGAGGAAGGTCGAAAGGGCCGCCAGCGCATCGATGACGAACAGCAGAAGCGTCGAGAGCAATTCGAGGACTTCCAAGCCCAGATGCAGGAGATGACGCGGCAGCAGCAAGAGGCCGCCGCCAAGGTGCAGGCCTCATGGGCCGCATCGTTCCGCGCCATCCGCGAGGAATCCAACCGGGCCTTTGCCACCGATCAGGCCGCGTCGATGGTCCAACTCGCCGGGCAGTTGCGGATCGAGGGCATGACCGCGGCCGCCAACATGAACCAGATCATCGTGCAGGGGGTCGGCTGACATGTCACAAGTGCCAACCGCGTACGAACTCGCCCTTCAACGTGACTGGTCCAAAAACCGGGCGGGCAAACAGACCGCTCGTCGGCGCTTCGTCGTGGACACGATCGACCCGGCGGCGGCACTGTTGGCCGACGGCATTCCGCAGACAAACACCAGCCACCCCGACTTGCCCGGCCTTCGCCTTGACCGATACAACGTGTCCGTCAGCAATGACGGCACGTGCAACGTCGACTGCGACTACAGCAACGACTCCCGCTTCGTCGACCTGCGGCAGCCCGACAAGGATGATCCCGCTTGGTACCACTGGGGATGGGCACAACGGAAGGTCATGGTGGACATCCCCATCTGCGTGCGATCGCTGGTCATCAACGACGGCCTAAACGGGTCCATCAGCAAGAAGGTGTGGAAGATCGCCAAGAAGCAAGTTGCGGAGACACGGGTGGTTCGCCCGCTCAACGTCCGGGTCCGCATCGACAACGTGCGCGATTTGGACATCATCGCCGACCAAACCGACAAACTGCACTTGATGCCCGACGGCAAACTCTACCAGTTCCAAGGGGCGACCGTCAGCCAGGTCGATGACGAGGGCTTTTACGACATCTCGTACACGTGGGAGTACGACCAGGGCACGACGTTCTTCCCCGAGCCGCAGAGTCGAGACGTGCAGTATTGCACGCCGGTCATCGGCGTCGGCGGTCAACCCGTGCGGCCCCAGTACACCGTCCTCGTCGGGTACCAGGTCGGCAACCCCGAGACGGACAAGCCCATCATGGAGTGGCAACCGCTGTACGAGTACGGCAACCGCACCGCGGGCAACAACAACGACGGCCTTGGTTGGCAACTGCTGCCGGGTGCAAACCGGATCATCTAATGGCCGACCCTCGTCTCATCCTCGGAAAGATCATCGCCGTGCAAGGCACGTCGCCGGGCCGTGCGTCGACCATCTCGTACACGATCGCGGTGCACGACCCCAACACCGAGGGCGTGTTTACGCTCAATGGTCAACGGCCCGTGAAGCGGCTGCCCGACACCATCGACGTGGAGGCGTTTGTCGTCGGCGACATTGTGATCGGCAGCGTCGAGGCCAACCGCGTCCGGTGGCACTTCCAAGAGTTGCCCGCGTTCGCCGACTGCCCGACGCTGACGCCGCCCGCGCCCATCGTGTCGCCCGAGGACCCGTTCCGCGTGCCGCCGATTACGCCGTTCCCCAACGTCACCAACTACGCTCAAGCCGGTTCGTCCTCGTCCGCGCCGGCTCCGCCGCCGGTAGGAGATTGATTTATGGCCACCGTCTCGACCGTCCTGACGCCGATCAACACGCCCGAGGGCGGCACGTTCAACCCGTCGCAAGTGCTGTCGTCGATCAACAGCGGCTTGGTGTACGACGTGCTGGAGTACGCGACGATCCGGGCGCAGATTGACTTCCCATTGGACGCGACCATCGCGGGCACGATCAGCGTGCAGGGCAGCAACGACGGCGAGACCTGGTCGGCCATGCCGCAGGGTGCAATCGACTACAGCAGCGGCGGGCTCAAGGAACCGATCTACGTCGCGGGCATCCGCTACGTGCGGTTCCAGGTCACGGCCACGAGCGGCAGCGTCGAGTTCCGGCTGACCGTCACGGGCACGACCGGCGACGTGCTCGAGGTGCCAACGGCGGTCACGACTCGCGGGTACTACGGCGTCTTCACCGCCAACGCCGACCAGAGCATCGGCAACGCGACAGCCACGGAGGTGCTGTTCGACACGACCGAGGAGGCCACGGGCGTCAGTTTGGGCAGCCCGTTGAGCCGCGTCGTGGTCGCCAACGCGGGCACGTACAACTTCCAGTTCAGTGCTCAACTGCGGCACAGCAGCGGCGGCACCGAGCACGTCAGCGTTTGGTTTCGCCACAACGGCACCAACATCGCCAGAAGCAACACCGACTACGCCATCTCGGGCAACAACGCCGCCGAGGTCATGGCGTGGAATTTCGTCTACACCATGGCCGCGGGCGACTACTTCGAAATCGTCATGTCCGCCACGGACAGCGACATCACCCTTGACTACATCGCGGCGGCCACAAGCCCGACGCGACCGGCCACGCCAGCGGTGATTCTGACCGTCGTGCAGGCGTCGTCGGGCACGCCGGGTCCGACGGGAGCCACAGGGCCGACGGGTGCGACTGGCCCGACGGGGGCAACTGGGCCGACGGGTGCGACTGGCCCGACGGGGGCAACTGGGCCGACGGGTGCGACTGGCGCGACCGGCGCAACTGGCCCGACCGGGCCGACGGGTGCGACGGGAGCAACCGGTGCCACAGGACCGACTGGCCCGACCGGTGCGACCGGGCCGCAAGGCCCCGGCTTTATCTGGCAAGGAACGTGGGCATCCCTGCTCACGTACAACGTTGACGATACCGTGTACTACAACGGGTCGTCGTACATCTGCATCGCGTCAAGCACCAACAACATTCCGTCATCGTCGCCGACGTTCTGGTCGCTCGTAGCCCAGCAGGGAGCGACGGGACCAACTGGGCCGACCGGAGCGACCGGCCCGGCGGGAACAGGCAGCACCGCCGTCGTTGACGCGGCTGGCAAGATATACGCTTACCGCGGCTTTCGATAAGGACTCACCATGGCAGCGAATACCTCTCCGATCTTCGGCCTCACCAGCAAGACCAACGCCGTGGCGACCACGGGCACCGGCAGCACATCGCTTACCGCGCCGACGCAGTTGACCACGCTCTACACCGCAGGCACCGATGGCGGCATGTTCGTCGGTGCCAACTGCAAGTCGACCAACACGACCACGGCTGGCATGATTCGGTTCTGGCTTACGCCGAGCGGCGGCACGCGACGGCTTCTCGGCGAGGTCATCTCGCCGGCCGTGACACCATCGGGCACGGTGTCGTCCGCCGAGGTGCAGTACCTCGCGCCTCTTATGTCTCTGGTGAATGGCATGGAAGGCATGCCACTGGCCTCAGGCGATGTGGTCGAGGTCAACACGCACAACAACGAAACGTGGAACATCACCTGCATCGCGGTCAACTTCTGAGGCACCATGAATCGCGGCTACTTCGAGGTCAACGGGCGGACCAATACGGGGCTTTTCCTCCGCCGTGGCCGCATCCCACCGCCGCACATTCTCACCAGCACGCCGCACATCGGCAACTTCATCGGCAACTACAGCATCGGCGGAGTGTCGCCATCGACACTGACGACCGCATACGTGTATGGCACCAGCGGAACGGTGCGAGCCTTGCGGTTCATGCAGGACCGCGACAAGCAGATCCTCACCGAGATCTGGTACGCCACCGGCGCGAACACCGGAACGCCGACGGGAGCCTTGACAATCCAACTCCGGGCCGCGGATGCCACCGCGCCGACTCTCAAGGCCGGAACGCTCATCACCAGCCAATCGCACACGCCGACACAAAACTCGTGGAACCGAGTGGTGCTCACCACGCCGCAACAACTGAGCATCAACACGATCTACTACGTGGTCATTGGAGATGCCGCCGGCAACGCCACCAACTACTACCGCGTGTATGACAACACGGGTGGCGTGCTTGGTGCGTTGGGTGGCGTCGAGTCACGATTCTGGGCACCGATCAACACGACGAACGGCTTTAGCACCAACGGCACGCTCATAAACGGCGGCATGTGCATGATCCTCGGCTTTGCCGATGGGTCGTATCGCGGCATGTTGCATGCTGGCGGCGGCACACCAGCGAGCAACTCGCTCAAGCGTGGGTACTACCTGAGCAACTTCGAGACCGACATTGTGCTCGAAGGCATCAGCGTCGGCACCTCGACCAACTGGAACGGCATCGAGATCTTCGGCGGCGACCAAGCACCGTTCCAAACACCGTTGTACCGCGAGGTCATGAACGCCGACAATCGCGGCCTGTTGTTGGGATATCTCAATCAACCGTTCCGCATGCGCGTCGGCAACGCCTATCGCGTCGTCATGACGTTCAGCGGCAACTCGACGAGCCCCGGACAGATTGGCGTGGCGAACGCCACGACCGCCTTCCCCGCCAACGTCGGTTGGGCGTGGGGGTGTCGCGCGGATCCAACCATCGCCACCACCAGCAACGCTTGGAGCACCGGCGCAAAGACACTCGGCATCACCAACTACGGCATGCTGCTGATGGTGCGCCGCGTCATGGACCCGCGAACATGAACAGCCAGCGAGTGCTACAGGCCATCGCCACGTATCGGGTTGCCAACGGCGGCTCGATTCCGTCGCTCATCGTCATCGACACGGACAACGACACCATCGCATGTCACACCTTCGCCGATTTGGAGGCCAGCACCGATCCTGAATGGCGGCCAGTCTGGATCAACTACACCGTGCTGGTGGACTACTACAAGGACGACATTCCGCTCATTCTCGATTCTGTCAACCGCACCACGGTGCGCGACTATCTGTGGATACTGCTCGAGGCCGAAACTCGGCCATGACGGGTACACTGACACCGAACCCCAAGGAACCGAACCATGTCCGCAGCATTTCTCAACGCCGGTGCAACAGCCTTTGCCGCCGCCAACTGGTCCGACACCACCGGCTTCGTCGATGACGCCGAGTTGTACATCCAGTCGGGCACCCAGACCGTTACCGGCGACCTGACGCCAAGCCTTGCCAACGGCATCCAGAACCTCGACATCTTGTCGGGCTGGTCGGGCAACATCGGCGGGGCCAACGGTTCGCTCGCGGTCGAGACGCGTTCGAGCCTCATCAACCAGGTCACGCAGATTCCCCGCGTCCGGTACTACGCCTCGGGCGGCACGTTCTACTACACGCCGCAGGGTGCCGGTGCGGCCGCAAACGTCTGCGACTACTACCAGATCGCGGGCTCGGGCAACGGCTACCTGACCGGCACCGGCACCGTCAAGCGGCTGGAGAGCAACGGCGGGCGTCTGTACGTCGGCACCGCCGTCACCAGCGTGGCGACGTTCCGATGGATGTTCTCGGGCGGCACCGTCACCATCGACGGCGTCGTCGGCACGACCAAGGTGCACGCCCTGACGATCAGCGGCGGGCAGCACCTGCTCAAGCGTGGCGTGCAGGGCAGCACGATGGCCTCGACGGGGTTTGTCGAAGGGCTCAACGTCGCGGGCGGAGCCGTGACCATCGACGCCTACGCCGAGACGATCAGCGACCTGCGGCTTTACGGCGGGTACGTGACCGTGGTGAACTGCGGCGCCATCGCCGTCGTGTCCGGCTACTCGGGCACGCTCGACTTCTCCAAACTCCAGCGGCCCGTGACCGTGACGCTGCTGGAAGATTCGCCCGGGCTGACCGTCATCCCCTCGCGTCTGCTGACCATCACGACGCGGAACCCGATTGGCCCCGGTGCCAACGGCCTGACCTAAATGGCCAAGATCATCGCCATCGACGGACGGGTGCGGGCCGCCAACCGGCGGCTCGTCACAAACGCCCTCGGTGCGCCGTGCTGCTGTGCCGATACCGGCGTCATCTACGTCTTCGTCGAGTGTTGCGATCGCCTGCCGCGGTTCGTGCTGACCAAGGCGGCGATGGATGCCCTGCTCGCCCGGTGTGCGTTCTCGCCCGATCAGCCGACGGCCGTGGTTCGCCGGCCCGGGTCGGACGTGTGTTATTCGTACGACCCGGCCTATCGCACGCTGACGCGGGACCAGGCCGTCGCCCTTGGGTACGAGGTCATCGAGGATTCGACGCTGCTGCTCTGCGTCGATACCACGCGTCCTGATGGTGTCGCCAACCGATGCAACGCGGCACCCGAGGACTGCCGCCCGTGCCCGCGTCAGTGCTGCCTGATGCGAGTCTGGCGGGCTCGGTGCCCTGACCCCACGCGGGTCGAGACGCTCCCCAAGGCGAACGTCTGCTGCAACTACGGGCGGGTTGCACGGCGAACGCTGTACTACTCGCGTCGGTACGAGCGGTCGGACTACACCGTGCTCAACGCAAGCGGCTCGACCGACCCGTTTTGCCCGCCCGGCTGCTACGTGGACCTGCTGACCGCGAGGTACAGCACGGTCGATACTGGTCGTGAGGTCGCCCGATTCACGGCGTGCAACGACGACCTTGAGATTCCCGACGACGGCGGCTTTGAGTGCATCGAGGCCGAGCATCGGTCCACGGTCGAGTCGATCAATCGGCGATGGGCGTTCCTCAACCCACAGCCCAACGATTCCAGTTGCCTTACCTACGTCGATTCGCCGACGTTCGACGAGCAACGCTCTGCCGAGTGCCGCGACACCTCGCTTGTGCCCGGCGGATTCCCGGCACGGCTGCGGCGGACCATTCAACGCAACGCCGACGGCAGCGTCTGCAACATCCTCGACCGCGATGGCCCTGAGGAGTTTTGCCTCGACCGCTATCAGGCCACGTGCGTGACCGACATTCCCAACGTGAGCCGGGCGACCATCACGACCACGTACCAATATGCGGTCGGCTGCCGCCAAGGGTCGTTCTTCTGGCTCCGCGAGGTCGAGGTGCGGCAGCCTGACAACGTGGACCCGTCGTGCCCACAGGCCGCAGGCGCCCTCATCTACCGCGAGCGGTACCAGGAGGAGTACACCTGGTCGATCGCAACCGAGCGGGCTGACGGGTGCCCGGTCAACGTGTGCGACGGCTACCAGCGCGAGGGCACGTACTCGACGTTCCCGACTGCACCCGGCGTCGTGACGCCTGCCGACGGCGCCTTCCTGTTCCTCTGACCATGGCGTGCGGCTGCTCCAACACCAGTGCCGCCGACCTGCGACCTACGCGGGCGGCCATGTGCCAGGCGTGTCAGTTCGCCGAGCGGCTGCCCAGCGGCAGCGCGATCACCTGCACTATTTCGGGCCGGTCGATTCTTGCGGCCGTGCACGTGGAAGACGCCTGCCCGATGGGCCGCCACCCCGACCGTGATGGCCGAGTGCGCTGGGCGGGTGCCGATTGGCTGGGGGTGCCCGAGCCGATCCGATGGCGATTGGTCTGGGATCTGGGCCGCGAGCCGCAAGGGCTGGTCGGCTGCGGATGCCTTGCGGCCGTCAAAGCCTCGTGGGCGGGCCCGTGGCTTGAACCCTGGCTGGAGGGGGTCCAAGCCCTGCGGACGCGTCTGGCGGGCTTTATGGGCGACTGGCGGGCAGCCATGGTCGCCGACGCCCCCGTGACGCCGCACTGATCGGCGAACACAACCCTACCGACCCGTTCGGGTCCTGCTGACGATCTGCACAAATCGCGAGCGTGGACTGGACTGACCCGTGGGGTTTGCCGATAGACTTGTATATCAGTGGGGCAGCGAGCCCCGCGACCAGCACCGCGATGGAGACCAGCAATGTCCGACCCGATCCTCAACGGAACCAACCCCGCCGCCGACCGCCGCCTGATGGACGACGTCATGTCCGCACCCGATCCGTTCGACGGTGGCTGCGCACACGACTGCGCCGACCGTCACGATACCGGTGGGCTGACCGAGGCCGACCTGTCGCGTGCCGACCGCCACGTGATTGCCATGTGCGAGTCGTCGTTCGAGTTGGGCTGGCTGCGCTGCTACCGCAAGGCCGATGCGATCGTGGCTGACCTGCCGATCGACCCCAGCGTCAAGGCATCTGTGCGGCTCGCCATCATGGGTTTGCCAAACAAGCCCTCGACCGACGCCGCCAAGGCGCACCGCCGCGACCAGGTCGAGATGCACCTGCGCATCGCGTTGGGTGCCTGATAGACTTCTCTCTCCTCCTCTGCGGCACCGGCCAACGCCGACGCCGCGGTTTTGCCCATCATCACCGCCGGCCCGTGGGCACCGGCATGGAGACCACCAATGACCGTTCGCAAGATGACCGACCGTGCCTTTGGCGACTACGCCGCCGACAAAGACGTCAACGCCTCGGCCCTGAGGGCTGGCCGCAAGTCGATGCTGCACATGCGGGCCGTCATCGACGGCGTGGCCAAAGAGCCGTCGCCCGCGATGCTGCTCGGCTCGGCCCTGCACGCCGCCATTCTGGAGCCCGCCAGGTTCTACGAGATGGTGCGCGTCGCTCCCGACGTTGACCGCCGCACCAAGGCGGGCAAGGAGGAACACGCCGCGTTTGTGGCGTCGCTGCCCGAAGGGGCCATCGTCCTGACCGCAGACGACTACAACGCCGTCCGCGATGCACAACTTGCCGTCAACGCCAGCATGTTGCCGAACCTGATGGGTGCAGGCGAATCCGAGGTGTCCGTCTACTGGGGCGAGCAGTGCGTGGACAAGGTCGTCGGGTGCAAGGCCCGCCTTGACTGGCTTGGGCACTTGGCGGGCCAGCCCGATCAGGGGATCATCATTGACATCAAGACGACACGCGACGCCAGCCCGGGTGCGTTCGCGCGGTCGGCAGCGTCGTACGGCTACCTGCACCAGGCTGCGTGGTACATGCGGGCCGCGGCTCGCCTCAACGCCACGGGGCAAGGCCCCAAGATCGCCGACTACTTCATGGTCGCGGTCGAGATGGAGGCCCCGTACGCCGTCGGCCTGTACCGGCTGTCGAGCGACGACCTGAGGGCCGCGGACCTCGACAACCTTGAGACACTGCAATGCTGGGCCGCCGCGTGCGAGGCCGACCAGTTTCCGGGCCCGACCGGCAGCACCATCCGCACCCTGAACGTGCCCGAGTGGGTGTTCCGCACGGCCAATCCGACCGTGAGCAGCGTGCAGGACGACCTGCTCGACGGCGACACCACCATCCCTTTCTGAGGACAACCCAATGACCAAGAAGACCACCAAGCAGCCGGAGTTGGACGACCTGTCGTTCCTCGCCGACGCCACGCCCAACCAGCCGGAGCCGGAGGCGACCAAGCCGGAGCCCAAGCCCGAGCCCGTGCCCGAGCCGGTGCCGGTGCCCGTCATCAAGGCCGAGCCGCCGCCGGTGCTCGCCAAGGCCGAGGTGATCCCGGCGCCCACGCCGATCCGGTTCGGCCCTCGGGGCTTCGAGCCCGACACGTTCGAGGCCGTGCAACGCCTGTCGCGGTTCTACTTGGCGGGCGACGCCCTGCCTAAGTCCACCATGGCCGGGGCCCGCGACGCGACGGCTGTGCTTGCCCGCATCGGCATCATTTTGGAGCGTGGCAAGGCGCTGGGCCTGCCCGCGGGCACCGCCCTCGAAAGCATCACGATCATCAACGGGCGGGTGTGCCTCTGGGGCGACGCCATGCTCGGCATTGTCCTGGCTCACGCCGACTGCGAGGGCGTCGAGTGCATCATGCAGGGCACCGGCGACGATCGCTTTGTCGTCTGCACCGCCTACCGCCGCGGCCGCAAGGTGTCGCCGTCACGGTTCGGCGTGGCCGACGCCAAGCGGGCTGGCCTGTGGGGCAGGTCGGGCCCGTGGTCGTCCTACCCCGACCGCATGCTCCAGGCACGTGCTCGAGGCTTCGCCCTCCGCGACACGTGGGCGGACGTTCTGACGGGCATCAAGCCCGCCGAGGAGGTGCTGGACTACGACGAGAACCGCAACCACGCCGAGGGGCAGGCCGAGTTGATGGAGCGGCTCCGGGCAGGATGACGCGCCCATAGGGGCCGGTGGCGCGGGCTACGGCCGCAATAACCGCCCCAGCGACGAACGTGCGATCTCAACCGCACGTCCCTCCCCCGCG